CCTCCCACCGGTTCCCAAAACCTTAAAAATACTGGATTTTTTTGACCGGGGGGTGTTATCATCCCCAAAATTCATCTGTTCTGAAATTTTTCTCAATCATTTTTTTTGATTTTCGAAATTGAAAGCGGCCGTGACGTTTATTATGGCATTCTTTACAAAGAGTTCTTAGGTTATCAAGATCAAGAGCGAACTCTGGATAGAACTCTAGCTCTTTGATATGGTCAACCTCTAGGTTCTCTGTTGTGACTTTGCCTTCTTCTCTGCACCAAACGCATTCGTAGTGATCACGTTCAAGTGCTTGCTCTCTCAAAATTCTCCAAGCTTGCGATGCATAAAATAATGCTCGAGCAGCTCTATTGCTTACATCAATCATAAATATTTAAGTAAAAGCATTGAAACTTCGTCATGGCTCGGTCTTGTGAATCTTGGTTTTTGCCTATGTATCTCAGTAAAATACTCTAGCTTGAATTGATTTCTAATCTTTTCCCATTCGGATGAAGAGAAGAAAATATTTTTAGAAGCAAATTTCTTTTTAAAATAATCTTCTTCGATTGTGAATATTCCTAGTCCTTCCTCTACATCTGCTATTCCTAGAAATCTCATCTGCAACTCACCTTTCATAACTATGTAAACTCCTTTGTTTTTACTCTCTCAATTCCTTGTTTTACATATTCTAGTGAACTCGCTACATGAGTTTTAACTCAGATTTATCAAGTGTTTATCCTGCATACATGAAATGAAATCATCATAACCTCGAAACAATGAATTGATATTAAAATAAAAAAATTAAAAGCCTTGAAACTTCGTCATGGCTCGGTCTTGTGAATCTTGGTTTTTGCCAATATATCGTAAGGAAATACTCTGGCTTGAGTGGTTCAAAAGGTCCATTATCAGAGCGACATCTTTGGTTTGCTCGTACATGAATAAACCAAAGGTCTTTCTCATCGAGTGAGTTGCTATGTTTTCTAGACCGACTTCTTCAGCAGCTCTTTTGATAATCTTATAAGCTGTGTTAGGCTTTATGTGCTGATGCTTTCCGTTTCGGCTTGGAAAGAGGAAGTCTTCATCTTTCTTGTCTTTGATATACTGCCTCATAGCATTCTTGAATTTCTTTGGCATCTTTCGTTTGGTTGGCTTGTCTGTCTTTTCATCGACGATCTGGACATGCCAGCCTTTAACGTGCTTTACTTTTAGTTTAACAATATCACCAATACGAAACCCCAGATTGACACCAGACAAGAAGAGCATGAGGTTACGTTGTCTATCTGAATCTTTGACTGCGCTATGCAATGTCAGCCATTCAATCATAAGCTGAACATCATCTCTATTTCTGATTGGTTCAACAACTACCACATATCCTCACCTCCTTTTTTATGCACAAAAAAAGCAGAGGTTTCCTCTCTGCTATTCTTCATGATACTAATTTACCACTTTAAAATTATCATTTGCTATCATTCTTATCATATTTTTTAGATAATTTTAGCAATGCTTTATGTTTTGCACGTTGAACAGTAGCTTGACTGCAGTTTAGTTTAATTTGGACCTCTTTCCAGGAAAGTCCATCAATATACAGTAAACGCATCACAATGTTTTCCACTGGATCATCGAGTGACTCAATAGCTTGCACAAGATCGTCGCGCTCTTTGTATAAACCTTGAATTTCTCGATAAAGCTGCTCTGACTTATCAATAATCAATACATTCAATTCTTCAGACTGATTCTTATTGCTTTTTGATTTGGGCATATTATCAAACACTTGTCCTTTTAAAATGCCTGATTTCAAACTGATGATTTCCTGGTGCTTTGACTTAGCTTTGATATCAATATAAGGCAGAGCCTTCAATCTTTTTTTGATGTCTATTGCCAAACCTTACCTCCTTCCTAAGTAACTATTTTGTTAAATTCTTCCAGACACATGTTCGACCAAATGAAACGATTGATTTCTAAAAGTTTCTCGCTCCCCATTTTTTCAATTCTTTGATAAAGCCTGATTTTAAATAATGCTTTCTTGTGTTTCGAAAGCCTGGTTCCTTCTACTGGTAATGTTGCTATAAACGATAATGTTTCGCCATAAGCGCGAATTACACATTTTGCAAATATCTCACTAGTTTCCCCTTCTATAACAACAATTGACACATTAATTGGTTCGTAATTTAAAACCTCAGCGAATTTGACTCTATCTTGTTTGTTGTTTGTCTTTCGAGCGCCTGAATATGGATATTTTTTAGGTTTCATTGCCTGTCCTTTCAAATAATTTTCCCTTCGAATATCAGAGTGATCGTTCCTGTACCATCTTTATTCTTAGATACCAAAGCACTACAATCTGAACCAAACTCAACTCCCTCAATTGTGACACTGCGCTTCACACTATCAACGTTGATGATATAATCATTTGATGTTTTTATTCTCATGCTTCATCTCCTCTATAAGCCAGTCTAAATTTTTTCTAGCTTTCTTCAGGTCTTCAAGACCATTCTTCTTCTGGAATCTTAACATATACTTAATAGCATTGCCCCAGCACCACGCTGCCTTACCTGGCAGATTGCCAATGAAGTTGTCAATCACTTCAATACTTTCAAGACCTTTTGAGCCTTGATAGTGTCTTGGTTTGTTTACGTTATCAATTTTTTCTGGTTTCATTCCTTGTCCTCCAAACTAACAGTTATAGCCTTTTTATCTTCTTTACAGATAAAAATAAGTGTTTCGCCTTTTTTCAAGTTTTTTAAATCCTTTTTTGTGAGTTTCACTTTATGGACTTCGTAGCTTTTGCCATCTATTTCAAGCATCAGGTAAATCCTCCTTAAATAAACAAACTTGCTAACCATATCAAAAATGCACATGTAATGATTTTCGAAATACTACTTTTTACAGCATACGAATAATCATACTCAGATTCTTTTTTGCTAGATAATACAGGCCAGATGAAAGATAGTAGTGCATCCATTCCTAATGCTTGCCAGACTGTAATGTTACCAACTGGGACAATCGTTGTGATGATTTCATTCCAACCATACTGAATCACAAATGGCGATACAACGATTACAAATACAGCACCTAAAACAATACCTAGTTTTTTCATTTTACAAATCCTCCTCTTTCACGAAAGTTCCGTCAATCCAACGACCCTTGCGGTCTTTGATTTCTTGGTAAGCCAGTTCAAAACATTCATCGAAGTTATAACCTAGCGACTTGCTGATTGATTTTAACCAATAAATTGAACGAGTTAAATCGACTATATATAAATCTTCATTTGTAAATCCATTTGATAACTGAATATTACTGATTGTCCTGTTCAAAAGGACTAGACATTCTATGACATGGTATTCGTCGTATTTGTTGCCAAAAACTTCATCAAAAATCTTATCCACATCCGCTTTTGTCAGCAAGGCTAGACCGACAATCACGACTGCGCAATCTCCGATACTGTCCTTGGTCAGCTTCTCATTCTTCTTGAGATAGCCAGCGCATAACTCTCCGAATTCTTCACTAAGCTTGAGTGACTGTTTGTCTAGTCGTCCACCGTTTTCAAGGTCACGGTCAATAAACCATTGTTTGACATTTTCTAGTGTGTTCATGATAGCTCCTATAATTCTTCCAGTTCAAAATACTCTGTCAACTCGTTCTTCAATTCTTCTAGAGTCTCACATCGTCCAATCAAATCCGACACATCTTCTTTTGTGTCCTCTTTATTCAACGTGTTCTCTGCCACTGCGTCTGCTACCCATTTCGGATGAGTGCCAGCGCGATAGAATTGATCTTGTGGCAGTAGCTCTAGTAATGCTTCATATCGTTCTTCTAGTGAAGTCAAAGCACCAAGCGTGTCAATAAATGCAGTATCCGATTTTCTTTTTTCAAAAATTTCTGGGTAATTTTCTTCTGCAATCTCTGCATAAATAGCAGACCATTCTTCGTCTGAAAAACGTGATTTTTCAACTAGTGCACCGTATTCAATTTCTTTACCGTTGACTCTTACTTTGTAATTCATATTTTTACCTCATCCCCAACTTTCACCTTGTCATACACGTCCTTCGTAACCACGAAAATGCCGTAATCACGAACTGTTATCGTGTACAACTTGCCATGCCGCCCTTTCTCTACGACTTTACCGAATATCTCAGCTCCTTGATTATCGGCTCGATAGATAACCATCGGGCGCTTTTCTTCTAGTCTTTTAATGTGGATACTCTGCCAGATATTTAATCCAGCAGATAGAAGAATCCATATTGCGATGAATCTTTTCAATCTGTGACCTCCTCCTTTCCTCTCATGAATTTTGGCATGTTGCCAGAATATTCCTCGTATAACCAATACTTTATACAACATTCATCGTAATCATAAGTTTTTTTAATTTTTAATTTTTGTTTGAGCGTTTTCTTATATTTTTTGGGGCATGGAATGGAAAAATTTTCATCATGGACAGAAAACCAAGCTACAAAATATCGATAAGAATATTTGTAATGTTTTCTTTTTTGTCTAAGATTCATCACTCCACCTCATCAAAATAACTATGAAATTTACTTAGGTTCACAATAGCGACCTCTTCAACATAATGCTCTTCAATATCAAAACCTGGATCGTTTTTCCCAAACTCTTTCTTTATGGCTTTTTCAGCAAGCGAAGGTAAAGCGAATATACTTGCCCCATTTCTTAAAGCGAGCGCTTGACCGTGTTTGTTTACTACTCGATAACCTACATCAAATGGTCTGATTTTCGCAGGGATTTTTATGCGTTTGCTTTCAGTTTTTATAGCTTGTTCAAGTGTTTGTACCATCACTCCACCTCCTTAATTTTCAAGCTTTTTGATTTCACGTTCCACTAGATCTTTACGTTTTTGTAATTCTTCTAGTTTTTGAGCATCTAATGCTTTCTTGATGATCTCAAGTCGTTCAATATCCATCTGAAATTTATCCAGAGAATCAACTTTGCGAGCGTATTCTCTAAAATTATGCGCCCATTCCCAGTCATCCCAGCCAAAGCAATTGTTCAATTCTCGTCTTAATTCGTTATATTTGTTTCGTAAGTCAATATTAACTTTGTATTGCATATACAAAACAAATGAAGCCATGACAAGAACTGACAAACAAGCTACAAACATTCCCCAAAACATTAAATTTTCCATTTACTCCACCTCCTCGATCTCAATCCCTGGGCAATCGAATACCCAGCCGAACCCAGCTTCTTCTAGTTCTTTGCGGGTGTGTTCCCTTCTTTGCGTATAAATCGTACTATAAAAACGAAGTCCATTCCTGTCTGTATTTACCAAATAATCAATTTCTTTTGAGTTACTTTTTAATTTAACCCGATACCGCTCCTCTTTCTCAACCTCGTAGCCGTCGAGTATAGCTTTTATTAATCTTTTTCTGTTTTCAAGATTCCTAAATCCTTCAGTCAAGTCTTTTAATTCTATGTCATTGTTATCTGTTAAATAATAACCCCAGCCGACTCGTGAAACATTATATAAAGCTTTTGTAACATCATTTTCACAGTTAAAATCAAACGTTTTAAGGAATTTTTCTTCTTCCTCAGATACTTTGACTTTCTCTGGTTCGTCTAAACGCTTCAAATCGCTTATTATGCCGTCTGTTGCTACAGTGTCAAAATTAAAGCTGTTTTTAATCAGCTCATATTTCGAAATTAATTCTTGTTTATTCGTTCTCAATTCCTGTTTATTCATCTTCCAATTCCTCCAACTGTGCTTTCATTTTTCTTTAGTTTCTTCTTCAAAAAATCACGATGAGCAGTACGACCTTGTGCAACTCGTCTATCGCACGGCTTCGAATACTCTTCAATTTCCTTCTCCGTTTTCTCGATTGAATGTTTCAATCCGTCAATCATTGTTTGTTTACTGTATTTCATGGTTTAACCTGATAAAAATCCAGCTCTTGCACCTCATGGCTCAAAGACACAAGAGCTAGCAAATTCTTTATACGCCATTCGTACAAGTCTGACGCATATTCTAGCTCGCTTTTAACGTGATTCGCGGCACGTTGATTTTGTGGCTAAGTAATAGCAGTCTATCGCTCCATAATCAAAACGTACATTGTCTTTTCCAATGTGCTTCTTGAATTTTAGTCTGGTGATACCTGAGAAAGCCCACTGATGGTCTTTCATCCGTTCGATAAGTTCATCCACATTGTTAAAACTTCCAAGAAAAAACTTGCAGTGTCCGTTG